ACTGACTGGGCAGACATCATCCGTAAGACCTTCTACGACGGTGGTATTGAAGAAATCATTAGCACCCGCCGTCTGGTTCATATCATTCGTGCCTATAGCATCTTTGGTGACAAGGCAAAAGCAATCCAAGTGTGTGTGAACCGCTTTGACGATGAAACCAAGCAAGCATTCCTCGAACTCTATGATAAGGTGGATGCTGACTTCCAACTTCCTCAGGATATCCAGGAACTTGACCCCCCTAACACTTTCTGATATAATTGGGGGAGGTAAAAATCTGCCTCCTCTTATTATGGAAGAAAACATCAACAATTATATTGGATCTCATGTCCGTGGTGGAATGGGGAACGATCACATTACTTTTAATTTGAACATGAGTGACGACATTATTAAACAATCTCCCAGTACTCCTTGGAAGTACAATGAAGAAGAAATCGTAAAAGAACTTCTTGAGTACATTCGTGGTACTTACAATCAACACTATTCTGCTGGAGATCAGAAGATTCAAACTCTGGATTTGATCGAAGCATGTGGCGATGGTGAGGCATTCTGTCGCAGTAATATTCTGAAATATGCCTCTCGTTATGATAAGAAAGGTACCGCTCGTCGTGACATTATGAAGATTCTGCATTATGCTGTTCTTTTGATGAACTATAATGATAAGAACGCCGTCCGTGAAACCTACAACCAATGAAAATCCAAGAAAAGACTATGAAACTCTCTGACAACACCCTGAATATCCTCAAAAACTTTGCGGGCATCAACCAATCTATTTTGGTAAAGAGTGGTACTAAGCTTCGCACAATTTCTATTGCTAAGAATATTCTTGCGGAAGCTGACATTGGTGAAGAATTTCCTCGCGATGTTGCCATTTATGATCTAAACCAGTTTCTAAATGGTCTAAGTTTGCACCAAGATCCAGATCTTGATTTTGCATCCGATTCTCACATCAGCATCAAAGAAGGAAAGCGTAGGGTTAAGTATTTTTATGCTGATCCTAATGTTATTGTTTCTCCTCCAGATAAGGAGATGAAACTTCCTTCAATGGATGTTTGTTTTCAGTTAGATTCTGCATCTCTAGAAAAACTTGTTAAAGCAGCAGCAGTTTATCAACTTCCAGATCTTTCTGCAGTTGGTGAAGCAGGTGTAGTCAAACTCGTTGTTCGTGACAAGAAAAACGACACTTCTAACGAGTTTGCAATTGTTGTTGGTGAGACTGACAAAGAGTTTTCTTTAAATTTCAAAGTAGAAAATATTGCAAAAATTATCAACACATCCTATGATGTTGTAATTTCAAGCAGGTTACTCTCACAATTTACAAGTAAGAATTTCAATCTTTCTTACTGGATTGCTCTAGAACCAGATTCTACTTTTGGTTGATGAGGCACATTCTTTTTACCCTTAAGGGTTGTCCTTTTGGACTTTTAGATGATGAGGCACACATTCGCAATGTTCTTGTGAATGCTGCTGCCCTTGCAGAGAGCACTCTCCTTGGGATTCAATCCCACAAGTTTGACCCTCAAGGAGTCACTGCTGTTGCTCTACTTGCTGAGTCCCACATCAGCATTCATACTTGGCCAGAGAATGGTATGGCAGTTTGTGATGTGTTTACCTGTGGCGATCACACAAATCCAAGATCTGGTGCAACTTATATGTATGAGGCACTTGATGCCCACGACATTGTATCCAATGAATTTATTAGACCTTTGGAATGAACGCAAACACACTGAGGATTTGGGGAAGTGTTTTACTTATTTGTGGTTATTTTGTACTGCTTTATGTGGATATACGACTGGGTTGTACAATTCGTTTAGTTGGCAACCTAGTTATGATTCCATTTGCAATCAAAATTAAAACCTGGGACATTGTAGGACTCGAAGCATTTTTCTCAGTGATAGATGTTTCCAAAATTATACAACTTTCATTATGAAAAACTGGGATGAAGTGTTTGGTAGTCTACCAGACAGTGAAAAGAACAAAGTTGCTCTTCTTCGTGTAATCGAATGTAGTAACGGTGTAGTTCAGTATATGTTTCGAGATCAAGAACCAGATGCTTTGACGATTGATGAAACTCGTCAAATAATGAAGTTCTCCATGGGATGCATGAAAACTATGAGCATCCCACTCAAAGCAAATACTATTACATTTGAAAAAGAAACTGAAGAAATTCTCAGGGAAGTTCGAGAGTTGTACATCAGTGGATTTAAAAACGGAAATAAAGAAGATTTTGATGAATTTCTCAAAGCTTCAAAATCAAATCTAAATGCCGTTGGTCCTAAGAGAATTTTGGAAGCAAAGCAAATTGCCTTCGATGAGATTGACGATATTCCCAATATTGCGCTAGAGTGGGGGCTACGGTACATCTTCAGTTTCACTGGTTGGAACAAATGAACATTTTTGTCACGAATCCTTTCCCCGCCGAAAGTGCTATCTGCCTTCCTGACAAACACATTGTCAAGATGCCGCTTGAGTGCTGCCAGATGCTTAGCATTATTGCTTCTCCCTGGTATCATGATTATGGGGTTCTTCCCAAGCAAGACGGCACTGCCTACAAGACAGAAAGGGGTGCCTTCCGTAACCACCCATGTACCAAATGGGCGGCAGAAACGGTGGACAATGCCTATTGGCTCATTAAGTGGGGATTGAACTTGTGTCAAGAGTACACTCTGCGCTATAATAAGACACACTCCTGTGAAGGGACACTAACTCATGCTTACTACCTTTTCCCCAAAGGTAGACTTGATGAAGTGACACCATTCGCACGGGCAATGCCTGAGGAATACAAGTTTGATACTAGTATTTCCACCTTTGACGCATACAAGATGTATATTGCATCCAAACCTTGGGTGAAAGACAACTATCTCCGTATGCCCCAACGTAAACCAGAATGGGTATGAAACTGATTGATAAAAAGGACTCTCGGTATTTTACTGAGACATCCAAAGAACCATACATTCGTCACCGATATAAGGTGGTGGATACTCATGGCAAATTTGTAATTTTTGACAACTGGGAAGAAACCCAGGTAATGTGGTGGAATACTCCTCCGCAGTTTTTATCTCACATTGAGGTTTTAGATAATGAGTAACTTTATTTGGGTTGAGAAATATCGCCCAAAGACTATTGAAGAGTGTATTCTCCCAGAATCTGCTAAGCAGATGTTTCAGGAGTTTCTAAATAAGGGCGAGATTCCCAATATGCTTTTGGCAGGTCCTCCTGGTATTGGTAAGACCACAGTTGCCAAGGCACTGTGTAATGAACTTGGAGTAGATGTATATGTCATCAATGGATCCGACGAGGGTAGATTCCTCGATACTGTCAGAAACAATGCGAAGAACTTCGCTTCGACCGTATCGCTTACGTCAACTGCTAAACACAAAGTCATCATCATTGATGAGGCAGATAACACGTCCAACGATGTACAACTCCTCCTACGGGCGTTTATTGAGGAGTTTGCTGGGAACTGTCGATTCATCTTCACCTGTAACTATAAGAATAAAATCCTTGAACCCCTGCACTCGCGATGTGCCGTTGTTGATTTCTCAATCAAAGGAAAAGAGCGACAGTCCATTGCCGCACAGTTCTTCAAGCGACTTCAAGAAATCCTGGTTGCAGAAGGTGTTGAATCTGATAACAAGGTCCTGGTAGAACTTGTCAACAAACACTTTCCTGATTGGCGTCGTGTTCTTAATGAGTGTCAGCGTTACTCTGTCAGTGGAAAGATTGATGCTGGTATTCTTGCTACTTTCTCCGATGTTGCTGTAAATGAACTTGTTAAAAACCTCAAAGAAAAGAACTTCCCCGAAGTTCGGAAGTGGGTGGTATCTAACATGGATAATGATACTACTGTACTTATGCGTCGTATTTACGATGCTTGTTATACATCCCTTGAAAACAATAGTGTTCCTGCTGCTGTGCTTGTGCTTGCTAAGTATCAGTATCAGGCGGCATTTGTAGCAGATCAAGAGATAAATATCCTTGCTTGTTTAACTGAACTAATGGTGGAGTGTAATTTTAAATGAATGTAAAACTGATTCGTATGTGGTCTGGTGAAGATGTTATTGCCGATGTAAAAGATAATCTGACGGAAATTATAGTAATTACTAATCCTATTGTTGCCGTTCCTGCTGGAAACGGTCAATTGGGATTTGCTCCATGGTCACCTCTTCTTAAAGGAAAGGATGAAGAAATTGAAATTACCAAAAAATACATTGTGTATATTGCCGATCCACAAGAACAAATTGTGGAGCAATATAAGGACATGTTCTCGGTGATTAAATCACCAAGTAAAAAGTTGATTGTTTGACCATGAAAAACAAAAAAACCAAAGTATTAGCACAAATGAAATCATCACATTATTACATCTTTTGGGGAATCTGTACTGTAGGAGTTCTTCTTGGACAAATCTATGTTGGTACTGGATATCGTTTAATGGCACAAAGTGTCAACAGATTTTTTGATACGCTTACCACAGAAGTAGGAGAAATAAATGGGACTATTGATTATCGATAAAACTAAACTTGTGGAAGAAAAGGTTAAGACCACCCCAAAAAACGTCAAAGAAGCGACAGAGGCACTTTTTCGTGCTACAATGAATTTGCCCGCTGCTGCCAAGCATTGTGGGATGACCCAGAAGGAAATGAAATTGACCTTCTGGGAATTTTTAAAATATCATGAACCTGATTATGTCCAAGAAGCCTAAGAAGAATTGGGAAGCATACTGTGAAACTGCTTTCAACAATCTTCGATCAAATGTGAAAAACTGGGGAAAGGAAGATTACTATCGTCCCATCACCAGAACATTTTATATCAATGTTTTTGATTGTGCTGGAATTAATCACACTGGATTTATTAGTGAGAATGCTATTAACAATCCAAGTGAACGAACACTTGATCATTGCCTTTCTCCTCAGTTTATTGGGAGGATGGTAATGGACAATCCAGATAAGTTTCTATGCGATCTTGGGTCATTCAAAGAGATGTTTTGGAGAGCATGTTCAACGATCACCGTGACTAAGAAAGAAAATACTCTTCTTAGTCAGTTGACAGAAAATGATGGTTATACATATAAAGTTCATGTTCCAACAAACTTGAAGTATAATCATTTGGGTATCAAACTTTATGATCGATCGAACAATACATATTGGAAAGATTCAGTTCAAATGGACTCTAATATTATTGATGTTCCAGAAGAACTACTTGAGTATGAAACACAGTTTTTAGTAGTATGAGTTTATTGAGTGAAAAAGACGCTATATGGGCAGCAGATCAATTTATTGATTACTACTCAAACTTCAATCGCATCGATGATTATATGCGATTTGTGAAGCGGAGTAGGATGTCCAATTCCCTTGGAAGATTGTTTGGTCCTGAAGATGAAATCTTTTCAGATTTTTCAATTCATCCTTCGGAAATGTCTTTTACCATTCATGAAGTTGATACTAGTTCAAAACCAAAAACAAAGTACAACCAAGATCTTTATTCTGAAGTATTGAACATCACTGCTTCTAATGCCATCGAGGAAGCAATTCCTGGACGGACTATTAAGTGGATGGTTACTGAAGACACCACGAAGAAAGTTATTGGGGTTGTTAGGTTTGGATCACCAACAATCAACTCTAAACCAAGAAATGATTACTTTGGAGAGGTTTTACCACTCTCAAAGATTAATCATGAGTTTGTAATGGGATTCAATATTGTTCCAGTACAACCCTTTGGATATAACTATCTTGGTGGAAAACTTCTTGCTCTTCTTGCATCTTCTAATTTTTTGAAGAGGCAATTTGATGAAAAGTATGGAACAGATCTCCAATACTTTGAGACAACATCTTTGTATGGAACTACAAAAGGTGTATCAATGTACGACGGACTCAAACCATATATCCGTCATATTGGTGATACTGAGAGTAACTTCTTGCCATTGTTCCATGATGATTACTTCAGAGAGATGTTCTGGTGGTTTAACAACAATGCAAATGATGGAGAACGTTTGATCTCCGCAGATAAGTCTTCCAAGAAACTCAAAATTCAAACTAAGATGATTTCTATTATTAGAAACTCATTGCAAGATGAGCAAAAGTTGGAAGAGTTCAATGCATGTATCAAAAAAGCAAAGTCTTTAACAGAAAAGAAAAGGTATTACTTTTCTAAGTTTGGTTATGAACCTGAAGAGGTTATTGAATGGTGGAAGAAGAAAGCATCTAAAAGATACGATAAGTTAGTATCTGAAGGAAGACTTCGTACAGAACTTGAATTGTGGGAATCTGATAAAGACTTGGAGATTATACGATGACGGAACTTAAAGATTGGTTAAATAGTATTAATCAAACAAAAAAGAATTTGATTGATGAAGATCCTTCGCTTGAGAAGGAATATCCTCCTTATATTGTCAATCGTTGTTTTTCTGGTCATATTGATACTCTTATGTTCGCGAATGAATTAAATCAGTATCATTTTCTTCCTAAAAAACTACAATATGATTTTTATCTAAATAGTCTGAGGAAAAAGAAGAGATTTTCTCCCTGGATCCGACAAGATAAAATCAAAGATCTTGATTATGTCAAACGTTATTATGGTTATAGTAATGAGAAGGCAAAACAATCTTTGAGGATTCTTACAGAAGAACAACTTAATTTTATTAAATCGAAATTTGATACTGGAGGAAAAAAATGAGTGTCGTTCAAGAACCTGAAGTGAAGTGGACGCCAGAACAAATGGTCGAAGTGGTCCTTAGTCAACCAGACGACTTTTTGAAAGTGCGTGAAACTCTGACCCGCATCGGAGTTGCTTCAAGAAAAGAAAAGAAGATTTACCAGTCTTGTCATATTCTCCACAAGCAAGGACGGTATTATCTGGTTCACTTCAAAGAACTCTTTGCCCTTGATGGCAAACATGCAAATTTGACGGTAAATGATGTACAACGTCGTAACCGTATTGCTCAACTTCTTGCTGATTGGGGTTTGATTGGTATCGTGGATGTCACCAAGATTCAGGATATTGCTCCCCTGAATCAAATCAAGGTCCTTGCTTATAAGGATAAGCAAGACTGGATTCTTGAGACCAAGTATAATATTGGGTCTAAGAAGAAGCGTGTAGAGGAAACTGAATGAAACGGGGGGGTGGCAACGCCCCTTTTTCATGATATAATACTTGAGTCTGAGCAGTTAGTATTCAACCTGCAAAACTCTTGTTAGTTTTCAGAGCATAATACTCATCAGACAGGTTGACAGAAGACTGAAATAGATTTATAATATCAGTCTTCGGGTCAATTAGTATTCTCCTACAAATACTTTTATTAGTATTCAAGGGTTAATACTTACCGAAGAAATACTATTAGTATTCAACCTGAAATGCTCTCGTAAGCATTCACATCATAATACTTGAAAAAAATATGAAAAACTTTATTGTTTGTGATATTGGTAAAAAAATTACCCATATTTACAATCCAAGATCAAAAAATGTTTATAAAATCGAGCATTCGGATTTTATAGACTTGAATATTCCAGAACTTGAGTTTGGTGATGCTATTGTCATTGAAGATGCACACATCAGAACTCAAGAAGAAAATAGTCTTGCTCAAGCATTCAAATTGGAAGAATTGCAGAAACTTGGAAAAAATGCTGACAACAATGGAAATGAGATTCTTTCTTTTCCTCAAAAAGTAACACCAAAAGCAAGAAAAGTTGCATCACTGGAATTTCCAGAACTAATCGAAAAGACTGATGCAAACGACACTCAAGCAATTGCATACTATTTGGAAAACTTTGAGGGAGTTTTTAATTCTCTAAAACCATTTAATCCAATTAGTCTTCAGGAACATGAGAAAAATAGTTCTCATATCTATGCTGATAGAGATGCTTTAACAGAAGATTCAAATACTGCTAGAAATGAGAAGTATGGAATCAAAACAGATTATGAAGATTCTGTAGTTAAATGGATTAAGAAATATATTGATAAACTTGCTTTTGAATTGGATGAAGAAACAAGAAATTGGTCTGGACTTGTATATAGTAAAGGATCAAAAAATAAACCTCCTAAACTGTTGCCATCATTGACAAATTATAGCAATGATAAACTAAAGTTTATTTACGGAGTTATTAATACAATTCTTACTCCTTCTGGGGAACTAAGATTAAGATCTGATATTAAAAAACCTCCATATTGGAAGTATGCAAAGAAAGTATATTTTGGTTTGACTCCATATCATATGCACGCCGGTGTGACTGCATCAAACTATAAGTATCATAAGCGTAAAGCAGGTTCTTCATGTAAGAATAGTATGAGTCTTGAATCAAAGAATGCCATCAAAAATCTTGATGATGTCCGTAAGATCCGAAAAGCAATGAAAGAGTCTGATGGACACCTTCGTGACTTTTGGAGAACTGCTCGTAAGATGATTGTTGAGGATGGTCTTCGTTAGTATTCAGGCAGAAAAACTCTTGTTAGTTTTCACGTCTTAATACTCAACCATCTTCAAATCTTTTAGTTAGTATTCAGGGACAAATACTCTAGTTAGTATTCAGCAGTAAATACTCATAAAAATCAGTTGGTATTCAGCACGAAAAACTCTTGTTAGTTTTCACAGCGTAATACCCGTAATAAAAAGTGAGGGTTTCCAACCCTCCTTTTTTGTGTCTTGTGATAATATATACTATGGATGCCGAAAGGGTCCACAAAACACAAACTCGCTTTTATAAGGAGCTACCATAATGAACAACCTCACCAGGTATACTGCTGCGGATCTTAATACCTTGATGGATAAGATCACCAAGAACAGTATTGGTATGGACGAATACTTTGATCGTCTATTCAATCTTCATGAAACTACAAAGAACTATCCACCTTATAACCTTATTCAGGTAAATAATGTTGAATCACATTTAGAGATTGCATTAGCTGGATTTAAAAAAGGAGAGGTCAATGTTTTCACGGAGTATGGAAAACTTTTTGTCGAAGGGCAACGGGAGGACACCGAATCCGACAAGACGTTTATCCACAAGGGACTGGCTCAAAGAAGTTTTCAACGAGCGTGGACTTTATCCGACGACACAGAAGTACGGGAAGTCACCTTCGAAGACGGACTCCTCAGAATCGTCCTTGGAAAAATAGTCCCAGAGCACCACACCCGTAAGGATTATCTCTAAATAGAACTGAATATCGTCGGCGCAGACGAGGGAGGTAATGGCAAAAACCATTGACACCTCCCTTTTTTGTTGGTAGAATGTATGAAGGAGTTGAGTAACTAATGTCAATCAAATTATCAGTTATTAAAACTGGAGAGCATGTGATTTCAGATATCATGGAGGTGGTGTCTGAGGAAGGAAAAGTGTGTGGATATAAACTTAAAGATCCACATGTCGTTAAACTTAATACTAACCTTATGCTAGTAGAACAGGAGATTGGAAGAAAAGTTGAAACCAATGAGCATGAAGTCGAAGTTAGTTTGACTCCATGGATTATTTTGAGTGAAGATAGAGACGTTGTAGTAACTTTAGATAGTGTCATTGCAATAGTCAATCCAGTTACATCTCTGTTCAATTTGTATAATGAAAAATTGAATTTAAATAATCTTGAAGTTATTTCTGATTAATAGCAATGGAAAAAAACGTAAAATTAATCTTGTTCAAAGTTGACACTGTAATTATTTCTGAAGTAATTGAAGTAGATTCTGAATTAGGAGATCCAAATTGTAAACTAATTAATCCTTGTGAGTGGAAAAAGAAAGAAGATAGTGAAGAATTTTTTCTTACTACATGGATAGAAGCGACAAATCAAAGTGAATTTATGGTAAGATCTGAGGATATTCTAACTATCGCAGATCCTCTTCCAGAAGTTATTGAAAAGTATCTTAAACTGACTGAATAATGTCTCAACGCTTTTATACAAATGTCCAAATGGTTGGAGACAACTTCTTGGTTCGTGGTTATGAAAATGGTAAGCACTTCATGACCAAAGAGAAGTTTAATCCAACTCTTTTTGTACCCTCAAATAAAAAAACAAAATATCGGACTTTGAATGGTGAGTATGTAGAGTCTGTAAATCCTGGATCCATTAGAGATTGTCGAGAATTTATCAAAAAATATGAAGGTGTAGAGAACTTTAAGATTTATGGAAACACTGGATACATCTATCAATATATCTCTGAAATGTATCCAGAAGAAGAGATCAAATTTGACACTAATAAAATTAAAATCACTACAATTGATATTGAGGTTGCATCAGAGAATGGATTCCCAGATGTAGAATCTGCCGCCGAGGAAGTTCTACTCATTACGATTCAAGATTATTCAACAAAACAAATACGCACTTGGGGGAAAGGTCCTTTTAAAAATAATCAAGATAATGTAATATACAAAGAATTTGATACTGAATATGATTTATTGAATTCTTTTATTCATTGGTGGCAAATTGAAGAAAATACACCAGAAGTTATTACTGGATGGAATAGTGAACTATATGATATTCCTTATCTGGTAAGGCGTATTGATAGAATTTTGGGCGAAAAACTGATGAAACGTATTTCTCCCTGGGGACTGGTTACGGAAAGAGAAACTTATATTTCTGGACGTAGACACATTTCTTATGATGTTGGCGGAGTTACACAACTTGATTATCTTAACCTTTATAAAAAGTTTACATATAAAGCACAAGAATCATATCGACTTGACTACATAGCTGAAGTAGAACTTGGTCAGAAAAAACTTGACCACTCTGAGTTTGATACTTTTAAGGACTTCTATACTAATGGTTGGCAGAAGTTTGTAGAATACAACATCATTGACGTGGAACTTGTTGACCGAATGGAAGACAAGATGAAACTGATTGAACTTGCCGTTACTATGGCATATGACGCAAAAGCAAACTATGCTGATGTGTTCTCACAAGTTCGTATGTGGGATACAATCATATACAACTACCTCAAAAAGAGAAACATTGTAATTCCTCCCAAAGAACGTTCGGATAAGGACTCAAAATATGCAGGAGCATACGTCAAGGAACCGATTCCTGGAAAGTATGATTGGGTTGTGTCTTTTGACCTCAACTCTCTTTATCCTCATCTCATTATGCAGTACAACATCTCACCCGAGACCCTCCGTGAGGAAAGACATCCCAGCGCAACTGTTGAGAAAATCCTGAATGAGGAACTAACCTTTGAGATGTATAAGGACAATGCGGTATGTGCCAATGGTGCCATGTACCGTAAGGATGTTCGTGGTTTTCTACCAGAGTTGATGGAGAAGATCTATAAGGATCGCACCATCTATAAAAAGAAGATGCTCACTGCTAAACAAGATTATGAAAAGACTCCTACCAAAGCACTTGAAAAAGAGATTGCCAGATGTAACAACATTCAGATGGCGCGTAAGATCCAACTCAATAGTGCTTATGGTGCTATTGGCAATCAATACTTTCGTTACTATAAACTTGCTAACGCAGAAGCAATCACCCTCTCAGGGCAGGTCTCCATCCGTTGGATTGAGAACCGAATGAACGGATATCTAAATAAGATTTTGCAAACAGAGGGCGAAGATTATGTCATCGCATCTGACACTGATTCAATCTATCTTAATATGGGACCTCTTGTTACTAAATTTCTTAGTAATAAGTCTGACGATAAAACAGCAGTTGTTTCCTTACTTGACAAGATCTGCCAAGACAAGTTGGAACCATTCATCGAACAATCTTATCAGGACCTTGCGGATTACGTTTCGGCATATGATCAAAAAATGATTATGAAGCGTGAGAATATTGCCGAACGTGGTATTTGGACTGCGAAGAAGCGTTATATTCTCAACGTATGGAATAGTGAGGGTGTACAATACAACGAACCCAAACTGAAGATGATGGGTATTGAAGCAGTCAAATCTTCTACTCCTGCGCCTTGTCGTAAGATGATTAAGGATGGTCTCAAACTGATGATGAATGGGACAGAAGATGACGTAATTAATTTTATTGATAAATGTCGTCGTGAGTTTAAAGAATTGCCTCCAGAATCTATTGCATTTCCGAGGACAGCATCTGATATTCGTAAATATCAATCATCTTCCGATATTTACATTAAGGGAACACCCATTCATTGTCGTGGAGCACTTCTTTTTAATTATTATATTAAAGATAAAAAATTGGACAAAAAATATTCTCTTATCAATAATGGGGAAAAGATTAAATTTATCTATTTGAAGAAACCAAATATTATTCATGAAAATGTAATTTCATTTATTCAAGACTTTCCAAAAGAACTCGGGCTTGACATGTATATTGACCATGAACTACAATTTGAAAAGAGTTTTGTTGAACCATTAAAATCAATACTAGATGCAATTGGGTGGAAAGTTGAGAAGACTTCAAGTTTAGAATCATTCTTTGTATGAAACTACCTATAAATCAAAAAGAATTTGATATTATTTTAAATTTACTTGAAAAAAATAAATCTGACCACTGGCAATTATGGTCAAAATTATGGACGTTTAATTTTAGTAAAAAAGGTGAGGAAAATTAATGGATTTTTTAAAAGACATTGTAAAAGAAATTGGCGGCGAATACACACAACTCGCTGCCGACATTGATGAAAGTGAAACTTATGTGGACACAGGTTCGTACATTTTTAATGCACTGGTTTCAGGTAGCATATTTGGTGGTGTATCTGGGAATAAGATTACTGCTATTGCTGGAGAGTCTTCTACTGGAAAGACTTTCTTCTCTCTCGCTGTCGTTAAGAATTTTCTTGATTCTAACCCCGATGGTTATTGTCTCTACTTTGATACTGAGGCTGCTATTACCAAATCCTTACTTGAATCTAGGGGTATTGATACCTCACGTCTTGTTGTAGTTAATGTTGTAACAGTAGAAGAGTTCCGTGGTAAGGCACTTAAGGCAGTTGATCTGTATCTTAAGAAACCAGAAGCAGATCGTAAACCTTGCATGTTTGTGCTAGACTCTCTGGGGATGCTTTCTACTGATAAAGAGATTACGGATGCACTCAACGATAAAAATGTTCGTGACATGACGAAATCTCAACTTATCAAAGGTGCTTTCCGTATGATTACTTTGAAGTTGGGACAGGCAAACATTCCCATGATTGTTACCAACCACACTTACGATGTCATCGGCGCTTACGTTCCTACAAAAGAAATGGGTGGTGGCAGCGGTCTTAAATATGCCGCTTCTAGTATCATTTATCTTAGTAAGAAGAAAGAAAAGGATGGAACGGAAGTCATTGGAAACATTATCAAAGCAAAGACTGCTAAGTCGCGTTTAAGTCGGGAGAACAAAGATGTGGAAGTTCGTCTGTATTATGATGAGCGTGGCCTTGATCGATATTATGGTCTTCTTGAACTCGGTGAACTGGGTGGTCTCTGGAAAAATGTTGCGGGTAGATATGAATTCGATGGAAAAAAAATCTATGCCAAACAAATTCTCAAAGACCCCGAGACATATTTCACTCCCGAAGTGATGCAACAACTTGATGAGATTGCTAAAAAAGAATTCTCTTATGGAACGAATTGAAAAAACTATTTTAAGAAACTTAGTACATAATGAAGAGTATTCACGTAAGGTAATTCCTTTTATTGAACCAACATATTTTGAGCAGAGAACTGAAAAAGTAATCTTTGAAGAGATCGCTCACTTTATTGTTAAATATGGTTCTGCTATTACTACAGAAGCACTAAATATTGAGGTTGAGAACAGGGCAGATCTAAACGAGAGTGAAGTTAAAGACACCAGAGAAATTTGCAGTTCTCTTCACGACTCTGTAGTAGATCAGCAATGGTTGGTAGACACAACTGAGAAGTGGTGTCGTGACCGTGCGATTTATCTTGCTCTGATGGAATCGATCAGCATTGCTGACGGTCAAGATGAAAAAAAGAATCGTGATGCAATTCCAAGCATTCTATCGGATGCTCTGGCAGTATCTTTTGACAATAAAATTGGACATGATTACTTACAAAACTACGAAGAAAGGTATGAATATTACCACAAGAAAGAAGACAAGATTCCCTTTGATCTCGAATACTTTAACAAAATCACAAAAGGTGGTTTACCTAA